TCATATCTTAAAATTACGCGAAGATCTGAGTCAGTGGCAAGTTTACCAAGTGGCAAAGCATCTAAAACTTCAAAAGTACCGTCAATGTTTTTATAACCATAACCGCCTTTAGAAGCATATACTTGAGCGTTATCACTATCCAGATTTTTCAGATCACTGGCCAAGTAATCACTATCTGAAAATGTACCGCCAACACCTGTTTGTGTAACACGTGGTTTTACGTAGGGCATTAGGAGTCTCCTTCTTTCTTATTGTCGACAAAGTATTTATATCTATAGTGTTTTGACTTCAAAGTCGGAGGCACTCTCTAATAGTAATTTAAGGTCATTTTTCATTAAATAATTCATCCAAGACATCATTGTACCTTTAGGACCTTTATTATATTCATCCATAATAGAGTCTTTTAATCTGTCTGGTGTGCGTGTAAGGTCAATCAATGTGGTGTTTCGAGCAAATCTTTTTGCTGTAGAAATACCTAGCGATTCCGGATCTTCTTTCAATGAAACGATCTTTTTCTTACTACAAGGTGTTTGGCGTTTGCCTTCAGTAATCAGAACATCATCATCTGATAGTACATTTGGTACACCATCACCTGTATCACCTTTACAGATTTTTTCATGTAGTTCATCTAATGGATTTGGTGATACAATGTATTTCTTTTGTAAGTTACTATATTGCTTTACATTAGGATAGCGCTGTAGCTGCTTAAAGTCACCATCTGGTGACACAATAAGAATAGGTTCTGGGTTCATCTGCTTTTCTACAATGGTGCCAATAGCATCATCAGCTTCACATTCATCAACCCAAATACAACGAAATGGTGATAGTTCACGAATATCATCACGAACCTGATTCATCATTGTAAAGATAGCATTCCAATCATGAATGCTATTATCACGATTTTTTCGTCGATTAGCTTTATAATTAGGGAAATACTGTCTACGCCATGTATTACCAGCATCCATACAAACTACCATTTCACCATATTCATCTCTATGTTCAACATTATAACGTCTAATAATGTTAATCATAATATGACGGATCATGTCAGTGTTTTCCTCAAACTTATCAATTTGAGGCATGATGGATGACATGGCGATTGAACTAAAGTCGACTAATATCACTAAACTAATTCCCTTGTATATGAATCTGAGTAACCGTGTTTACTATTAGGTATATACTTGCGGACATAAGTTTTTTTAAATAAAAGTTCACCATCCCATACATATTCGTGGTGTTCTTGTCGACAATATACTTTATGTAGGTCTTTATCAAAAGTTCCAAATAGTTCGTCGTGTTTCATATTAACTCCAATTTACATCCATAATAGATTTTGTTTCTGTTTCTTGACTCATACCTGCATTGTTAAGCGCATCAATATGAGCTGGCTGATCTTCAAGGTCACTTACTCTCATCTTAGAGTAATCAACTTTAAGTAACCAATTTCTACGGTCAGCTGGATCGCCATAACGATTTTTAAGCTGGCTAAATCTGATTACACCTTCATCACGTAAACGATCATTTGTTGTCATGGCAAAGAAGTAATCAGCTGTCATTGGAAGGCCAAATGATTCTGACACGCTTGTCATACCAACATCAGCATCTTCCATACCACTACGATTTGTTTGTGTAGCAGTCAATACTGGAGAACCAAACTCCATAGCAAGAGCACGTAATTCTTCAGCAATACACTTAATCTTTTCATATGAATTTGCATTTTTAGATGCAGTCATAGATTTACAGATATTAAGGTAATCAATACAAATCAGATCTGGCTTGAAATTTTTCTTCATTTCAAGTTCTTTTAACAATGCTCTGAAGTGAGCTGCACCAGCAGTACCAGTTGGATATTCTTTAACTACAAGATTACCTTTAGTTTTAGATTGAAGGGTGTTAAACCTTTTCATAAACGAATCTCTACCAATTTGCTCAAGTTCTTCATTAGTAAGGTTAAGAACATTTTGGTCAATACGACCGGCAATCTTTTCTTCAGCCATTTCCAATGTGATATACAATACATTATGACCACGTTCAAGTAAACCAGCGGATATAGAACACATCATTAATGATTTACCTACACCAGTGCCGGCCATAAGAACACCAAGAGTTTTCTGTGGTATACCGCCGCGTAAGATATAATTGAAATGCTCAAGGTTTGTTTCAAGCTTTTCTTCTTTACGATTGTAGAATTCCCAACGATCTTCGGCATCATCAACATAATCATGACCAATAGATTTATCAAATGATGTACCAATAGCCTTATGAAGAAGATCTGGTAATGCAGACATTTGAGTATTTCTATCTTCACCGCCAATAACATCTACAGCTTTGTATACTGCATTTACAATTGCACGTTCTTGACACCATTGCTCAGTTTTATTGACTAACCACTCTGGTTTATCAATTGCTGAAACAGTTTCTGCCTTTTCTAAGAAGTTAGAAATTTCTTTATAAATCGGTTCTGTCAAATCATTGCGGGATTCTATTTCAATAGCAATAGCATTCTTTGTAGGAACGCTATTGTATTTGTTGAAATATTTAGAAATTTCTTGAGATAAGATTTTTTCATGTTGCTGTGAAAAGTAATCTTCCTGAATGAAAGGTAGTACTTTACGGCAATAATCATCGCTGAGCATTAAGTTATACAGAATGCCCATACGTAATTGTGGAGAATCAACTGACATGTTTAGATTATACCAATGGATTTGATTGTTTTACAGTTTCTTCAATAATATCTAAGATGACTTGTCCAGCCAATTTTTGAAAACCTTCATCATGTAGATACATAGATTCGGTGCCAGCAACGGTTAAAAATTCACACTCAAATTTTAGATTACCACCACCATTTTCATCTTCATCATCTGTCAGCTCAATGTCTACTGGCCGCCAAATTACACCTTTATATTTTGATGCTCCTGTTACTTCGATCCATTGACCTCCATCTGGGTCAATGAAAGGTTTAAAGTTCTTCGGATTCGCCATCATCATTCTCCTCTACTTCGATATCCTCTACTACAGCTCTGACTGAGCCAATTGCAAATCTTTGTTGGATAGCATCTGCAAATCCAGCTTTAAGTAATGGTAACCAAAACTCTGCAGTGTTTGTATCCTTTTGGCGTGTCTTACCTGTAAGCACTTCTCCAGTGTGTTTATTAACACCTTCGAACCAACCGTTAGATGGTTTTTGAATCCAACCAGTTTCCATACCTACATCTAGTAAGCCTGACCATTTGTTGATACCACCTTCCCATGAGATACTTAATGGTAAGCGAGTCTTTTCACGTACAAAACGAGATTTTTCTACACCAAGCATGAAATTATAACCACTGATTTGTGTACCAATTTTTTCTTGCTGACGACCCATAAAGAAGATCTGGTTAGCTGAGTAGTAAATACCCGTACCACCAGACATAATGTCTTTCGGGAATAAACCAATTTCTTTGTAAGTGTGATTAACTGCAATCATTGGAATATCTCGTGTTGTGAGATATGGTGTAGAAATCCTGAACAAAGACTTAAGAGCTTTAGCACGAGACATGTCTGCTACAGACTTACCGTCAAGTGCATCTTCTAATTCTTTCTTTGATGCAAGGTTACCAACTGAATCAATTACAATAACAACCTTATCACCGCGTTCGATGTTTTCAAGTTGTTTAGTTAAATCAAATTTAAGTTGTTCTACGTGTTCGATTGGTGTATGAATACAACGATCAGGGTCTACTTCCATAGACTTAAGATACTCTGGTGTAATACCAAACTCAGTATCATATAGTAGACATACAGCATCTTTGTGCTTTTTCAAATATGCAGATGCCATAAGCAATGAAAGATTTGACTTAAAGTGCTTTGATGGACCTGCAATTACCGTAAGACCAGAAGACAAACCACCGTCAATGGAACCTGATAAGGCAACATTCACAATGGGAATATCTGTTGGGCAGAGATCTTTTTTATTGAAAAGTTTAGATTGGGAAAGAACTTCCGTGGCTTTGACCGTGCTGGTCTTTTTTAGTTTTTCTAAAAGTGACATAATATTTTCCTTTGTTTTTGTCGGTTGTTTTATGTTGAGTGACCAACTCCAAATTATTTATAAACCCATTTCAGGTGGAAGATTATGTCTGGAATGTC